AAAGTGTTTAAAATCTTAGTCAAATTATCAATACCATCATGATCTAACGATGAATCAAATGTTTCATCTAATACTAAAAGATTAGTAGCTGCTGAGTTCTTCATTTTAGCAATCTGTCTCCAAGTAAAGAGCAATGCCAAATCGATACGTTGTTTTTCACCTTCACTAAATGATGTATAGTTAAATGCGTCACGGTGTCTTGATCTAATAGTTTCATTAAAGCTTTCATCTAAATGGAATGCCACAAAGAAATCCAAAACTTGAAGATACTGATTAATAAGTCTATTCATTACAGGAAGATATTGCTTAATAACTTTAGTTTTGATGCCAGTATCCTTAAGCATTTCTCCAATAACTTCGTTATAAGTACGCTCTTCAACATAAGCTAATTTCTTTTCTGTAACAGTGTCTTTTGATTCACGTAGTTCTTCAAGCTCAGTTTTAGCGGTCTTAATATCTCCAGTTGATTGTAATAACCCACTGATTTCCTTTTGAATCTTTTCTATTTCTTTTTGAATTAGATTAATCTTGTCGTTATTAGAGTTAATATGACGCTGCTTAGATAAAAGCTCTTTCATATTATTTTGACATTCTTCTAAATGATTAGTTGTAGTAGTATTCTCAACTTCTAATTCTTTCATTCCTTTTTGAATTTTAGCTGCAGATTCTTTTATCTTAGCTAGCTTGCTTTCTTTAATAGACACATCAATATCTTGATCGCATGTAGGACAATGTTCATGTTCTTCAAAGAATTTAGCATCGCTTACAAGATCTTTAATTTTAGATCTATATACTCGATCTTCAGATTTTATATCTGATACCTTTTTACTAAGCTCTTCATGTTTGTTATTTTCGATTTCAGTTAATGCATCAAGATTCTTTCCAAGATCAGCTGATTCAGTAACTAGAGTTTTAACGTCAGCTTCATACGACTCAACTGAATTTTCTTTAGATTTAATCATATCTTTATTAATTGATTGTAAATCTCTAATGTACTTATTTTGAGTTTCAATCTTAGCTTTATAAAGATTTAATGAATGGTTTATTTCAGATAGTTCTTCCTTTATTTTAGAGTTACGTTCTTTTAGTAATGAATTCATTTTACTAAAAATATTAATATCTAATAAATCTTCAATAACTTCTCTACGCTGGCCTTGTTGTAATTGCATAAAGGGAATAAATGAACTACTACCTAGTACTACTACCTGGTGAAATGATTTATGATTTAGTTTGAGAATGTTTTGTTCTAGAAATTTTTGGTAATCACGAGCATTCGAAGATTGATTAATCATGTTACCATTCTGATAAATTTCAAACTTACCAGGCTTAATAGTTCTGTGTATTCTAAATTCAGAGTTACCGACAGTAAATTCAACTTCAACAACAGTACCTTTCTTATTGATACTGTTAACTAGTTGATCTTTTTTAATATCTCTGTGTGATTTACCAAATAAGCCAAAGGAAAGCGCATCCAACATAGTTGATTTACCAGCGCCATTTGAACCAACTACAAGAGTTGATGGTGTTCTATCTAATTGTACTTTAATTGTATCATTGCCAGTCGAAAGAAAATTCTTCCAACTGACGCTTTTAAAATGTATCATACGACCTCGAGATTCTGTGCTTCAGTATATAGTTTTCTTAATTCGACTTTGATATGATCTTTATCTAGATCAGTTTCAACAGCGTCGACATAAGTATCAAGTAAGACTCCAGTATCTTCTAATGATACTTTTTCATCTTCTACGCTTTCACCCAGATACTCTTCGAAAGTTTCAGCGATTTTAAGTTCATACGTTTCAATGCTTTGCAATTTATCAACAAAACGATCAAACATATAAAGATCAGTTTTGTTTACAACAATAAGTTTAATAAATTTATGCTCGAACTCTGAAACATCAATAGTATTATAATCAGTTTTAGTATCATCATATACTATCTTTTTAAACATAGTAATAGGATTACGAACTGGTGTTACTTCCCGAGTTTCAGTATCTAAGATATGGAAATACTTAGGATCATCGCAATCAGACCAAGTAAACTCCATTTGATTACCAAGATAATGAACGTTTCCTTGACTAGATTTAGTGTGAAAATGACCAGTTAACACAGTTTCAAACCTAGAAAAGATATCAGCATTCATACCATGATGATTAGTAATACCAGCCATGAGCTCAAATCCTTTCAACTCAAGATGCGCCCCTAAAATAGAAGCATTACAATTCATAGCCCATTTAGTGTATTCTTCATAGTTTGCGCTATTAATCCAAGGTATTACACCAACCTTACAGCCATCATAATCAAGGACTGTTGGTTTCATTATAATATTAACGTTGGATGTGAAGTAACCAAGTAATTCTTTGAGTGAACATAATTCGTTTGTATTCTTGAAATATACATCGTGGTTACCAGGAATAATATCCATTGTAATACCAAGATCACGCATAGGCTCAAGAAAGTGTTTACGATTAGCATTAAGCGCTTTAAAGTTAACGAACTTTCGATGCTCATAATAATCCCCTAGATGTAAGATGTTAGTGATACCATGTTCTTTAAGATATGGAAAAAATATCTCTCCATAAAAACGCTCTTGATAGTTTAAAAATATATCAGACGAGTTTCTTACACCACAGTGAGTATCATTCAATATAGCTATTTTCAATCTGCGTATCTCCCATGATTAATCAAGTGATGCATTCTGTGACTATGAATAGCCCATATTAATTTAATCAATGATGTTTCAGTATAAACACCAGCTTTGCATTCATATTTCCACATAATTATACCATAAACAATTCTAGTTTTTCTCGTTCTTTTTCGATCTTAGCAAACTCTTTGATCTTATCGTCCTTAGTTCTAATTTGATCAATTCTTTGTCTTAATGTATCGACATATTCCATGGTTTGAGCTGCCCCGTTTTCATCCATACCCATTGCTGCAAAATCTTCAATGCCCATCTTTTCAATATATTTAAATTTGATTTCTTGCTGTTTCTTTTCTTTAGTGATACGTCTTATAAATGCAAAGAAGCAAATCTGAGTAAAATAAGAAAATGCATTAGGGTTTCCAGTTCTAGTAGCTGTTTCAATATTATAGTTATTAATAGCTCTTAGACAGTTTTCAACTCCATCCATAACCATTTCTTCTCTATAAGTGTACCGAACGAAGTTCGGTCTGTGAGACAGTCCTTCAGATATTTTCATGAAACATGTAGCTACGTAATTAGTTACCTTAGGAATTTCTTTATCAGCCTCTTTAGCTGCGCGTACTGTTTTTACATATTCTACGACAGCTAGTGAAAATTCCTTGTTATTCACGTAATGTGGCTTAGCTTTTGGTTTGATTTTAGTGGTCATTTATATCTCCTAATAATGTATTATTATATCATAGTTTGGGTCAAATGTAAACAATTATTTTATTAAATTATTTTCAATTTATTTCACCTGAACCGTTTACAAATGGTCAAAAGTATGATATAATATAGATGTTACCGGGGAGGTTAGGGGTATACAACAGTTAATGTATTGTTGGTTCAATGTCTTCTTCATTGTCGCTTCTTTCATCGGTCAACTTCTCACCTTCAAGTTCATATTCAGACATAGCTTCAAACTCGCTACGTATAATATCTTGACATGAATACTTAATGTAAGACTCTTTTGTTTCTTCTACTACTTCTGTATGGTTAATCACAAAGCGTTTCATGATTTTAAACACCTTTTTATCAGAGAAGGGAAACCAATCTCCAAAAGTAAAAACGCCTTCTGGTGTTACTTGCACGACCGCAGGTCGTTCTACAATAAACGATTGCTCGTTTGAGCTTTGAACATAACAAATAAGATCTTCGCTATTTGTCAGTTTAAAATGTCTTATGTCTACCTTTTTAATCGATTCCATTTATATATTTATATCATGTATTTTATAGTCAAATTTTTCTTTACTGTATATCTTTATACGTTCAGCAGCATGGTTCAAAGTATAATTCTTTTTAGTTTTCCAATGCAAATCGTCAGCAATATCATATACCTTAGTATCTATACCATCTGCAGACTTTCTTAGTCCTCGCCCGATACTTTGGAGAACCCTAATTTGAGATTTACTTGGTGAAGCAAATATAATATTGTGTAGACGCTTAATATTAATACCTGTAGAGAAAGTGCCCATACTAGCCACAATGATCGCGTTATCTTGTTTTTCTGTGATCGCTCGTATCTCTTCCC